GTACAATGATCCGACAAGAGAATATGCCATTTCAAATAGACCGTCCAGTCTTTGTTAAGTACCCATTCCAATCTTTGGGTAGACAGCTAAAGAAGGGTGAGGAGTTTAAATGGAAAGAGATTGGTGTAAGTGAAGATAAAGCGCTAATCTTATACACACAAGGTTTCATTCATCATAACTCAGAGTTTGAAGTAGAGCTTAAAGTTGGTGATGGACTAGAGCAACTAGGCATAACTGGTTTGCATGGCCTTGTAGATAGTATCAACGATAAAGTAAACTCTAAGACTAAATCTGACGCTGAGTTCCAGAAGAAGAAGTGTAAGAAGTCTAAGATAGTTGATAAACAGCGTGGGCTTATTCGTAGCTGGCGTAGAAATTATGGTCACATGGAGACTGATTGATTATGGCTTGGTCGTATGATGCAACGAACTTAGGTACAGCTAGTGCAGCAGAGAGAATAAACTCTGTTCGCTTGCTTGTAGGTGACACTGACACTAACGACCAACAAGTCCAGAATGAAGAGATTACCTTCGCTCTCAATCAGACTAACGATAACGTCTACTACGCTGCTGCATGGGCCGCTAGAAGCATAGCTGCACAATACTCTCGTAGGGTTACACAGAACCTCTCAGGCGCACTCAGTGCTGACTACAGCGACTTACAGGACCACTACACTAGCCTAGCTGAGACACTAGAGCATCAGGGTAAAAAGTCAGGTGCTGTATTGGGTATCAAAGCTGGTGGTATCAGTATTGCTACTGTGGATAATGTAAGACAGAATACAGATCGTGTTCCACCATCCTTCCGTAGGGATAGATTCAAGAACCCACCAAGTTACAGTGGTGATGACTACGATTATAGTTAAGGGGTAGGTAATGGCATTCTCAAGAGGTTATAACCTACTCAAGATGGTAGAGGAGTTTGGTGAGCCGCTTACTCTACGCAAGAAGACTACAGCAGGAACCTATGATCCTACTACTGGATCAGTAACAGGTTCAGCTACAACTGACTACAGCTTTGAGGGTTACTTCTACAATTACGATCAAGGTATCATAGCTAATGTAGATGAGATCCGTAGAGGCACCCGTAAATGCGTAGTCCCAGCTTTAGGATTGGCAGTAGAACCCGATGACGAAGATCAGATTATTGGTAACGGTGACACAGTTAATGTTATTTCTGTTGTTACTATATTTTCTAATGGGGTCAAGATTTGTTTCTTGTGTGATGTGAGAGAGTAATGAAGCAGATAGTAAATATCTCTCTTGAAGATAAAATAGAAAAATTCATAGAAGATGTTGTAGAAGATGATGCCAAAAATATTTTATATAGTTTAGCGGATGATGTTATATTTTGGTCTACACCTACAGTTGATACTGGAGCTTATATAACCTCTTTCTCATTTAATGTTGGTGCAGGTAGGCCCAGAGGTAAAAGCTCTAAGAATAAACCTAGAAGACAGTCTCCTCAACAAAAGGCGTCAGAAGGCAGAGAAAACCTTCAGCGAGATATAGATAAACTTCCTGACTTAGTTAATAAAGAATCTGTACAACTTAGAAATGAAGCTCCTCATGCCCAAGTGGTTGAGGATAAGCATGGTTATAAAGTGTTTGCTAAAGTGAGAAGAGAGTATGGCTAGTATTTATAATGACATACGGGCAGCACTTGAGAACAAGTTAGCCAACACTGCTAATCTACCTACAGGGATAGCTTATGAGAATGTCTCATTTAGCCCAACGACAGGTACAAACTATTTACAAACATTCTTTATCCCGACATCTCGTAGACCCGCTGTAAGAGGTTTAAATCCACAGCAAAGGTATCAAGGTATCTTTTCTGTTAATGTTTATACCCCAGAAGGTAATGGTCCCGCCGCTGCTGATGCCTTAGCTAATACTATCTTAGAGGCTTTTGAAGCAACCACTAAAATCTCCTACTCTGGGGATGAAACAATAACTGTATCTATTGACTACGCTGAGAGACAGCAAGGTTTCTTAGATGCGCCTTGGTACTACGTTCCGATTAATATCGGATGGTACGTTTATAATAATTAGGAGAATACATTATGGCCTTCGCACAAGGTTCTCGTTCCAGCCTATCGTTCATTGTGGAAAGCACATTTGGCACGACTCCTGCTGGTAACTTCACAAACTTACCCTTCAGCACACACTCTTTGAACTTAACTAAAGATCGTGTAGCTGGTACTGACATTCAAGCTGACCGTATGCCTCGTGTTGATCGTCACGGCAACCGTCAAGCTGCTGGTGACATTGTTGCTGACTTACGTGATGCTGACTACGATGCATTCCTAGAATCAGCTATGTTGTCTACTTGGTCAACTAACGTCCTTAAGGTAGGTACTACACCTAAGTTCTTCTCTATCGAAGACTATGCTGCTGACATCGACCAAGCTCGTTTGTTCACAGGTATGACAGTTTCTACTATGGGTATTTCTCTCGCCCCTAACCAAATGGTAACAGCTACCTACGGTATGGTTGGTAAGGACATGACTATTGGTGCTACTGAGAAGACACAGGATGCTGCATCAGGTGCTGCTCCATTCGATGCCTACTCAGGTACATTAGCTATCGGTGATGTTGATGGTACTCCTACTACGTCAGCTATCGTAACTGGTATGGACTTCACTTTGACTAATTCATTCGCACCTACCTTCGTAATTGGTAATGATAGTGCGCCACAGTTGGAAGTTGGTCGTGCAGAAATCGAAGGTACTATCTCAGCTTACTTTGAGGATGCAGCTTTGATCAACCGCTTCTTGAACGAGACTGAAACTGAGCTTGAGGTAACTGTGGGTGATGGTACTAACACCATGAAGTTCGCATTCCCACGAGCTAAGATCAATAGTGCAGACGTAGGTGTAGATGGCCCAACTAGCCGTGTTATCTCTATGTCATTCGTAGCACTCTACAACACAGCAGATGCAAGTAACTTAGTTATTACTCGCTCTGCATAAAGTACCCTAGCTAGGGCGGGGAGGCATTGGTGTCGGGTCTGATGTCTCCCCTTTTACCCGACCCGACAACTTTTACCCGAAAGGAAACTCGACATGGACTTAAAGAATTTAACCCCGACCAGCGACACTGTAGATGTCACTATTGTACATCCTACTAGCTTTGATGTCTTGACTAATGATGACGATACACCAATGGTTATCACTGTATATGCACCACACTCCAAAGAGTATAAGGCTGCTGTACATGAGCAAACCAACAAACGTCTGAAGCAAGCACAGAATAAGAAGAAGGTAGAGATTACAGCAGAAGACCTAGAGGACGCTACTTTAGACTTACTTGCTAAAACTACTAAAGGCTGGAAGATTACTTATGGTGGTTCTAAACCTAAGTTCTCTATCGCTAAGGCCAAAGAGATTTACGCTGAAGTATTCTGGATAAGAGATCAGATTGAGGAAGCAGTAGCTAACTCTCTGGATTTTACGAAGGCCTGATTGAAGAACTGGTTGACTATGCAGAGCATGAGTTCTCTATAAGTAGACCAGACAAGTCAGGCACATCAGAACGTGAACACTTAGAACAAGTAGAAAGGCAGACTGGACACAGACCAAAAGCATTAGATGGCCCCGACTTCCCATTGCTTATGTCTCATGTTTGGTCTGCCTTTATTGTATTAAACGCAAGTAGAACGATGGGGTTCTCAGGCCCAAACCCGATAAGTTATCAAGAAATAAAAACATGGAAGGAGCTTACAGATACACCATTGTCTTCTTGGGAGATAGAAGCAATAAAACGTGTTGATGTAGTCTTTATGGGTACGATGAATGGCTAGAGCAGATTTAAAGTATATTATCGGGTTTGAGGCTAATGATGCTTCAGTTGTTCAAGCTACTAGAGCCTTAAAGAAGTTGACCGACCAACAATCCTTCCTAGATAGGGAACTTAAGAAAGGTAATATAAGTCAAGGCGTTTTTAGAAAGGGTCAAAAACAATTAAACGACGAAATAAATAGATTACGCTCTGCTACAAAACAGGGTGGAGATGCTTTAAATAAATATATTACTCAAATGGACGCAAGCGGTAAAGCTACTCGCCGTAAAGAGATAGCTATGCAACAAGCTGGCTACCAGTTACAGGATTTTATCGTACAGGTTCAAGCTGGGACTAACCCACTTATAGCTTTTTCTCAGCAAGGTTCTCAGTTAGCTGGCTTCTTTGCTGGACCTTGGGGTGCTGCTATTGGTTTAGGAATTGCGGCTATTGGGGGTCTAGGTACCGCCTTAATGAATGCGGGTATTTTTGCGGATAGCACAGATAGAAAGTTCAAAACTCTAAAAGAGACAATAGATAGCCTTAAGAGTGCATCCATGTCAGCAGCAGAAGAAGCAGCTTTTATCTTTTCTGGGTTTGGAACTGTAGAAGAATTTAGAGCCAGTCAAGCACTAGAAGATGCTCTCTTAGAGTTATCACAAAGGACTGGTGGAAAGATCAGCGCCCAAAACTTTAGAGACATAGATATAAGCAGTTTTTTAGGTAGGGCAGATATAGCAGGTGAATTTGGTGGTGCAGGTAGAGTACTAGAAGCTGCTTTTGGGACTGGTACAGTTGGGTTGCTTAAGAACGCACAAAAAGCTGCCAATGAATTAGATACTGCGTTAGCTGCTGCTAATGGTCTTGCTAAAGCTAGAAGAAAACAAGCTGCTGAAGAAGCAGAACTAGCTGCAATATCAGAGGCGGCAATGGAGGCTGTCATTCATGGGCCGAAAAAAGCGGCAGAAGAGGCGGCAAAAGCAGCCGAACAACAGGCTCAAGAGAGGAAGAAGCTCTTAGAGACTTATAATGTAGATATAACCAAAAGAAGCGCTTTAATTGGTCTTGAGGGAGAGCAGTTGCTTCTGACAAAACAGAGGCTTGAAAAAGAGGCGCTATTAGCCAATCTTGCTAAACAAGGTTTAGACATAGGTGATTATGAAACACAAAAGTTAGTTCAGAAGTTAGGGTATCTTCAATCTGAAGAATTACGACAATTTCGTATAGGTGCTGCTGAAAAGCAACGTATTGAAAACCAAAAAGACTTAAATAAAAAACTACAAGAACAAGAAAAAATACAAGCTCAACTTGAAAAGCAAGCATCTGCCTATGGTCAAGCTATGGAAAAAAGTTTTATGTCTATGGTTGATGGAACTAAGACTGTAGAAGAGGCTTTTCGTGACATGGCTAGAGATATTGTAGCACATCTTTATAGGGTTCTTGTGATTCAAAACGCAATACGTGGATTTGGTGGTATTCTAAGTGGCTCCTCTAACCCTTTCTTATCCTCTATTGGTCAAGGTTTGTCTACCTATGGAAATTTTGAAGGTGGTGGGTACACAGGAAATAGATCAAGATCAGGTGGTTTAGACGGTAAGGGTGGCTTTATGGCTATGCTACACCCTAGAGAGACTGTAGTAGACCACACTAAAGGTCAATCAGTAGGTGGCGACACAATAACAGTGAACCAAACTATCAACGTCACCACAGGCGTACAGCAAACAGTACGTGCTGAAGTAATGGGTCTTATGCCTCAGATAGCGGAAGCATCTAAGGCTGCTGTATTGGACGCTAAGAGGCGTGGTGGAGCATTTGGAAAGGCGTTTAGTTAATGGCTATTAGTTACCCCAGAGATTTACCTACAGCTACAGGCATAGCTAATATTACTCTTCGTGCAGTAAACCAAACTGCTATGACCATGAGTCCCTTTACTTACAAGCAACAGATCCATAATCATGCTGGTCAGAGATGGGAGGCTGAAGTTCAACTACCACCAATGAAGTATGAGAATGCGGAAGAATGGATTGCTTGGCTTCTTAGCTTGAATGGTCGTGCTGGTACATTCTTAATGGGTGATCCTAACCGTCTAACAGCCAGAGGATCTTTGGGTGGCTCACCAGTTGTAAATGGAGCTAACCAAACAGGGTCTTCAATTTCCATTGATGGGTGTAGTGCAAGTGTAACAGGTTGGATGAAAGCTGGCGATTATATTCAACTAGGGGCTGCATCAACCGCTACACTCCACAAGGTATTACAGCAAGTAGATACAAACAGCTCTGGTCAAGCTACTTTGGACATCTGGCCTAACATGGTTACAGCACCAACAGATGGCTCAACAGTAGTAACATCAAACACAGTTGGTCGTTGGCGTTTGAACTCAGGTGAACAAGATTGGTCGATAGATAATGCTTCCTTCTATGGTATTACATTCGCTTGTGTGCAGGTGATCCCATGAGCCGTAACCTTGAGCAGATACAAAACATTGTTGAGCTTGATGAAATATTCCCGTTCTTTGCTGTTGAGCTTATGTTTGACACAAGGGTTGTTCAGTTTGGTGGTCAAGAAGTTACAGCAGAGCCTTTATATTTCTGGACAGGATTAGGTGAGATTACCATTGGTGGGATAACTTACAC